AAGAAGCGTTATCCGTTGAAGCGTTTATATTTGTTAGACTTGCCGCGTGGAACTTTTATACCGCCTTCCGCTTGGTCAACCATATAGTCACGACCAAGCTGATCAAACACTGACGCAACCAGCACGCGCTTAGACGGCGAACGCTCAACACGGAACATAGCTTTAGCAAACTGTTTATTCTTAACTAAGAACGATGATGGATATGTTCTTTCGACAATCTCTTTACGAACTTCAAACGCTGTATCATTAAGCGCACGATGCGTGGCGAATGGTATCTCGTTCTTACCGAACGCATCAATCGCTTTAGCAAGCGTGGATATATTAGAAGCGATATTGATGTTCATTGAACTGTTCCATTATCAAGCGTGAAGATAACAACGTTCTCTTCGTCATCACCGAAGTCAGCTAAGACATAACCGCAATTATCACAAGCGATAATGCCACTGAACTCTTCAACGATACAGTGTGTTTCTTTCTCACAGTTGTTGCAGATGATCTCATCAGCAAAAAACAAAACCTGACTCATAACAATAACCTAACTGAAAAAAATCCCCAGCACAAGCGGCTGGGGCAGTTGGGAGGAACTAATCGTCTTTAGCATAATCATCGTAATTAATCACATTGTCAATATCAACACACTCTGCGCCGACAGCCGCATACCCGGCTATATCTACCCAACTATCCCGATGTGATGGATTGTCAAGTAGTCTAGCCATCTTTATTCCGATCATCGCTAACGGCACTTGATGCGGCGCAATCTCAATATCTAACAGCCCCATCCAGATAACCGCGATCTTCGCGTGAAGATCATAGGCATCACCGTATTCGCCACCGCGTTCCTGCACAATCTTCAGCGCGTCTTTAAGTATATCTTCTTTCTTCATAACCACTCCCTAAAACGGAATTTCATCATCTAACGGTTCATCGATAGGTTTGATGCTAACGATCTCTGCGCCGGGGAAGATTGACTTAACTTCGTTAGCTTTGTCAACCACCGGCTTATTCTGAACAGATAACAGGTGCGCTATCTCTTCAACAGAATACACGACCATCTCACGATTGTCGCGTGCAACTTTAGCGCAATCGCCTTTTGTTTTGCATACCGCAAGCACCTTACCATCAGCCATCGGTGCTTCAAAGTAATCGCCGGTGACTTCCCTATGACCACGCGCGATTGCTTCCTGTTCTAGTTTCGCATAAGCGCGTGCGGTCACTTCCACCTGACGCACGACTTCCATACCATCGTTACTATCGATAGCGTTGTTCAGTCTTTCACGTTGCTGATAGAACTTCTCGCGCAACTCGAACGATACAAGTTCTTGTAATCGATCCACGCCCCAGCGAACCTCATACGAACTAACCGTTGCATCGTGATCCATTAATGCACCCTGTATGCGTTTATAATTAACATCATCATTTCTTGCGATACGTTGAACCATACCCCACCATCCTCTCATTGGTTGCCTTACTCGTTTCACCATAACTTAACCTTACCTTACTTCCGCCCCCTATAGGGTGGCGGTAAGGTAAGTAAGGTTGTTACGAACCTTACATAACCTTACCAAACCTTACCTAAAACAGATCATCTGATGTAAGGTTGCCATCTAAGTCCCTGATAATGCTGAATTTACCATTTAATTGTTTTATGTAATGTTTTTTTAGCTTAGTTCGTATGTCTGTTCGCTGTTTATCTGGGTTGTCTGTTTCAATGTTTTTCCCCAAATCTGTCCATAACGCCAGATGTGCATCGTGAAATTCTTTTTCGCTAACATAATTTTCCTCACGCTTTGCAATCATTTCTTTAAGCAAGTTATATGTAAGAATGTCATTAGCATTAAGTTTTTTAAGATTGTTTGAGTTTTGACCTTGATCAACCCTCTTTTCGGTCAACTTGATCACCGCACTATCATCAGCGATTAACGCAACCTTCTCGAAAGCAAACTGCATATCTGGAACTGGTTCAGCGTCCTTCTGCTTTTCAACGTGTACTAACACATCATCGCCAGCCGCCTTGACTTGCAGTGACGTGTCAACCGCCCCTAGAAGCGCGTTAGAGCCTCGCATACCGCGACTAACATCCTTACCGCTATGGTGGATCGCCAATAAAGCGCAACCGGCGTGTGTGCGTATCCTGTCGCACGCCTCAACGAATATTCCAATTTCTGAACTGCTATTTTCTTCCATACCGACCATCGATCTAGCAACAGTATCGATTACAATAAGCCGATAGCCACCGCCGAAATGGTCAATGGTGTCTATCAATTCCTGTATATCCGCTTCATCACGAAACTGCACCGCCTTCGGCACAACCTGTAATGGCACATCTTCGTTAAGACCATAATGGGTTTCCCACGCCTTGACGCGCTTACCAAGGCCGCCTACGCCTTCGCCAGCTATATATAACACCTTACCGCCGTCAACCGGCCTGTCGTGCCACGCACGCCCATAAGCGACCGACAACGCTATATCTAAGGCGATGAACGATTTACCTACGCCGGGTGCGCCGTATAACGCGCTAAAACCGTGTTTAGTTATTACGCCATCAACCAGCCATTTGACCGGCGGCATATTACGCAATTCGTTTAATCCCAAGATAGGCAGTATCTTCGCTGGCGGTTCATCCACCTTTGCCTCGATCTTCGGTGCGTTCTTAACCAATTCGCGCAGTTGTTCGATAGTGTTGCCAGCTTCTAGCCAATCCACCGCATCGCCTTTATCTGGCAGATTAGGCAGATCAACGCGCTTAACCGCCTTTGCGACCGGCAATAGTTCGTTAATCACCTTTATCGCGTGCTTGTCGCCAGCCTCATCATTGTCGGGGATGATGACGACATTACGCCCAGCGAAATATTTGTTTAACTCTGGCTTCCAGTTACCAGCACCGCCGTGGTTCGTTGACGCTATAACGCTATAACGCTTTAACGCTTCTGCCGCCTTTTCGCCTTCGACTATATAAATAGTCTTGTCAGGGTTAGTTAGGATGTCGGGCAGATTATACGGAAGCGGATCAATGTCTTTAACCGACCACACCCAACCGCCATTTCCGTCTGACCTACGCTGGCGATATGTTTTCTTACCGCCCTCATCAATGCGAATAACCTGATACGCTTCAACGCCGTCAGCGTCATAATATGAAAATTCGGTCGTACGCTTTAGCGTACGTTCTAACGCCGGTTGTACGCGCTTCGATATGTTGAACTTCTTTTCGGCTATGTCAGCGATAGACATTAGCGATGCGCCTTCGTGAAGACGTATCATTTCCATCACGCCGCCGCCCTGACCTAGTTCGTGGTCATAGAAAGTGCCAGCCTTGAGATCAACGACCTTGCTGAATTTATTGCCGAAGTAAATCTTATCGCCGTGCCGCTTCGTGGGTGTTCCCAGATAATGCGTTGCAACCGGTTCGATATATGCCGCATAGTTTGTTGTCATTTTAATTGCTCCCAGTTCTCCCAATCGCCAGAAACGATGGCGGCCTAGCCGGGAGAAAGCTAGACCGCCACCTTCTACGACCTAAAACAAGTCGTCATCAGACTGTGCCGCTGGGGTCGGCGCAGGAGCGACAGGTTCAGGCGCAGAACCTGTCAACATATCCGGTTTATCCACCCAGCCAGATATGTTCCATTCCGGTGCTTTGAAACGAAGTTCGCCTTGAGGCGTGCTAACCTTTACCGGAACTGTGCCGGTAATCTCAACAACCGGAACTTGACCGGGATGTTGTGCTTTGGTTGCCTCAAATGCGTTATGCAGTTCGTCCAATGCCCTCAATACTGTTTTAGCAGAATGTGAGAACTCGCGCAAACCCAAGTCTTTAGATGCGATCCTGACACGAAACGCACGCTTAAAGTCGCCTTCGGGTTTTGCTGGAACAGCTTCGCCAACCTTTACCGTTCTGAAGTCTGGTCGCCCAGTCTCAAATGATAACCAACCAACTTCTAGATTATCCATATCCATAACGAACTTGGTGGGAAACTGCATTTCGCTTTCCTGTTTGATCCATTGCCCAGACGCGTCTTGGACGCGATCCTGTTTAATGAAGTCCCCAGCCTTCGCATCGTATTTAACGATAGGAAGGATATCCCCAGTTGATGTGCTTTCTTCAAGATTAAAACCTAATGCCATAACGAAAACTCCTAAACAATAACATTAGTTGCATTTGACCTCACCGAAGGTGAAGCCGCTAATCGGATAATAAGCAAACAGATCAACAGGATCATCCCGATCAGTGCGTCTGCTTATCCCGATATCGTGTTCAGCATCAAAATTAATGATGCCGATACGATCCGTCCACTCGACCAGTAACTTGCATTTTAGCCCAGTTGCGCTTGTAAGATTAGACGCGGCTAAGACCTTATGCAAGTTGACCATCATCGTTGAGTATTCTGTTGACGCGAAACTGCGCGTCTTTATTTCGATAAACCCTAACGCCTTATCACCGCGCATTAGAAGGGTATCCATAACATACTTAGGCGGCAGATCAACGCACTCGCATTTATAGCGTTCTGCGATTGCCGCCATAAGTTGCTTTTCGCGTGCGATTGCTTTTGGCGTTTCATACCAAGTCATAGCAACTCCCTGCACACATAAAAGAATGTTTCCATATCCATTTCGCAAGCATAACGCCAATCGTGAGGCATACCGCCGCCGGAATACACGTTAAAGTCTTTTATGCTAACAACCGCCTCAAGCGGCAAACGCACGCGCGGCTGTTGCCGGTCGTAACGGTAGATGAGGCAGGGTAATTTTTTACCGCCGGCCTTACGCGCCGCAACGCAAACCTGATCCCACCATTCCGGCTTTGCCTGTACGCCTACGCCATACCGCTTGCATTCAATAACGAATGGGAAGTTACTGACTTCCACCGGTTCGATGTCGGCAAGACCACCTTCGCGTGTTTGCGATAAGATGCGCTGGAACTTAATGCCAAGTGCCTCTTCGAGCAACTTACAGCATTCACGCTCCCAAGCGTGTCCTTTATCGCGCCCACCACCCGGACGCATTAGCTAATCGCCCCGGCGTTGCGTGTTGCATTATCGATGCGATCTTCTTCATCGCGGATGCGCTTTAGTTCGTTAAGCATCGTTTGGTCAACAAAAGCCGCCATCGAACTGCGGTTCTTGCGTGAATATTCCGCAATCAGATCATAGGTTTCTGGTCTGATGCGGATGAATAAATTCTTTAGATCGTCTGACATAATGGTGACTCCTTTAACCATTTTATATATCAACTAGATATCGTTTGTAAATAACCTTGATATTTTTTTTAAAAAAAGGGCATTTTTTTCTTTTAATTATATCAAAATGCTATATATTAAGGTTATAGGCAACGCAAACACGGGAGATAAAGCGATGACCGAACAACAAACAAAAAAACTTTTTTCAACTTTCATTAACGCGATTATGGAAAAGTGCGCTGAAGAACTTGGCGTATCACTCGACACTCTTCGCTTCGCATATATTAACAATCCAGATGTTAGAAGCGATCTTGATAGCATCTTTGAAAGACACATTAACGAATTAGGGTCGGCGGCCTAGTGCCGCCCCGAAAGGGAGATTATCTGATGACTAAGTTACAAATCAAAATGGCTGAATTAAAAGCAGTTTCAATCAACGACAACCCACAAAAGGTTATTGATTTATGTTCTGCGATTTTTGGTATCACCGGCAAAACTGGCGGTGCATATGACGGCGTTAAACAATTTGTCGGTGGCAAGATGCGTCTGGCGCAACAACAGTTTAAGGTGCAAACCAATGATTAGAACACTTATTATAATCACTGCAATCGGATTAACCGGTTGCACGCGCTATGAACCGATTGTGGATTTACGCGCATCAAAAGAAAACGCACAGTTATTTCAGCGTGATCTTAACGAATGTCGCCAGCTAGTCGATCCGGCTAAATCCTTCTGGACGATGGGTGATGAGTTTTGGGTTCAAGAGATGATTAATAACTGCCTAAGCGGTCGGGGTCATTCGGTATTATGAGCGAACCTATTCCAAAAGTATCCGCTTCGATCTTCGTATTAGAAGACCCGGAGTATCGTATTGGCAATGATATGCCGATTGA